ATGAAACCCATCATGTCATTGCAAAATCAAAGCAATGGATTTAAAACAGATGAGTTGAGCGGGTACGGCGAGCAAGTTGTTAAGAAATGCCTGATAGATGCTGTGCTTATAGGAGTTCAACCCTATGGTAACCATTTCAATATCATCAAAGGAAATACCTACATCACTAAGGAAGGTTTCGGCTACCTTCTTAAAAAATACAAAGGACTTTCTTACGAAATTATCCCAAGTCTTCCACGTATCAGCAAAGACATTACCAGCGCAGCTATCGTAATGAACATCAAATGGAGCTTAGAGGGTAAAAGTTTTGAACGTGAAATTGACTTTGCGGTAAAGTGCAATACCCACATGGGAGCGGACGGAGTGATAGGCAAGGCAACCCGCAAAGCAAGGGCATGGCTATATGTAAATGTAACAGGTACTGAAATGCCTGAAGGTGATACTGAAGACGTTAAGCTTAAGATTACATCAATTCCTATTAATAAAGAGGCAGAACGCATAGAATTAATGGTAGCCGACTGCCAAAGCCTTGATGATTTAAAAAAACTAAGGGTTTACATAAATTCCGATGCGCTTACAGAAATTTACGAAACGAAGTTTAACGATTTATCTAAATAATATGATCTCAAACGATATAAAGTTCCGGTGTAGTTCATTAGGCTACATAATGACTGAGCCACGAACAAAGAGTGAATTATTGAGCGAAACGTGCAAAGCTCACCTCATTGATGTATTTGTTTCTGCCAAGTATAGCAGACGTGAGGAAGCCCAAAGTAAATTCCTTGATAAGGGTAACGATAGGGAGGAAGATAGTATCACCCTATTAAGCCGTGTATCAAAATCAGTTTACAAAAAAAACAACCAGAGAATTGAAAACGAATATATAACCGGAGAGCCTGATATCTATGAAGGTAATAGTATTATGGAGGCAGATGTTACTCTTGATACGAAGACAAGTTGGAGTGCTCATACATTTTTCCGTGCCAAAATAAACGAACTCAACAAGATGTATTTCTACCAGGGGCAGGGATATATGGCTATAACAGGTGCGAAACTTCATAAGGTAGCCTTTTGCCTCGTCAATGGATTACCCACCGCTATAAATGATGAAAAACGCCGCCTGCAATGGAAAAGCACAAAGATTGACTTTGAGTCAGACCCAGTTTATATCGAAAAGTGCAAGCAGGTGGAAATTAACCATATCTTTTGCCTAAAAGAGTTTGCAAAAGAGAACCCTGGATTTGTATTTCACAACGATTTAGAAAACTGGAACTACGATATACCAATGCAAGATAGACTATACGTATTTGAAATTAAGAGGGATGAAGAAGTGATAAAAAATATTTATGTACGCGTGCAACAGTGCAGGGACTGGTTAAATTCCAATATGTTTACTAAAGCAACACTTTAACAAAAAAAACAAACAAAAAATAATTAATAAAAATATAATATGCAAAACATACACCCGATATTTCAGGAAATTTTCAATCAATTTGCGCCAATAGCGGAAACGCAAGGTATGAAGGCGGAAACGCAAGGTATGAAGTTAGCTAAAGCTAAGAATAAACAGTACGTCCGTATGCATGGAAACGTTATAACCAAAACCGGACATGCAAATATTTCGGTAGAGGATTTGGAAATAATAGAACGCCTAAGAAGGATTTGGAAATAATATAAAAACCAAGATGATACAAAAGCCAAAAGGATCTATATACGAGTACCTTACGAATGATATGGAGGTAATTATTACTTGCCGGGATAAAAGCGAGTATAGGGGTGTAACTCTCAACAGAAAGCATGAAAGCATTATGCTTCAAGTAAGTGAACCGGAACACACATTATTTTTAACTATATTTAAGGAAAATATTATTAAAGTAATAGTAAGTCAGTGGTATGTCGGGATTTCCGACATACCACTGACTTCGGTTAAAGAATTAGCCCCATTAACACCGGAAGAACTTTACGACATAATAAACCCCGTAATAAATCGTTACGACAAGTGTAACGCCAATTATACCGGCGAAATAGTGAATGAAATTTTAAAACTTTTATACCCAAAATAACATGATAACAAGCCTACCGGAGACCGACCAATCAACCGACCTGCAAAAGTCATTAGTTATTGCCATTGTGTTTTTCATTTTCTGCATTGCCGGTATAGTAAGCTACTGGAGAAAATCAAAGCGTGAAAGGCGGGTCACGAAAAAAATTCAAAAAGATTGTTAATAAAATTTTTGAAATATGCTAACCACTTTAAAAAAGTTAATTACTTTTGCAACCGATTAAAATTACTTCACATGATTCACAATAAAAAATATTGCCTCCAAAGTTTGCTACATGAGAAATCATGCCTGCCGGTAAATGAAGTTACCGTAATCAAGCTGAATGGAGGCATTTCTTATTTTTATGGAAGGTAAAAAGTCATTCCTACTTTATTGCGATATTGTTCATACGGTTAGAAAATTAACCAGGGAACAGAAAGGTGACCTATTCACTATGATAATCGAGTACGTTAATGATACTGACCCTATAGCACCTGACCCTTTAACCGATATTATCTTTGAACCAATTAAACAACAATTAAAGCGAGACCTTGAAAAATGGAAGGTAGAAATTGACAGGGATAGGAAGAATGGAAAAAAGGGAGCAAAGAAAAGATGGGCAGGGAAAAAAGAGGATAGCCCCCCTATAGCCACCCATAGCCCCCCTATAGCCAACGATGCCCTGCCAAAGCCCCCCATAGCCAAAATAGCCGATAGTGTAAGTGTAAGTGATAATGTTAATGATAATGTTATTGTAATTGAAAATGAAAAAATATTAATTTCAAACTCTGATAAATCAGAGCGAGATATTTTTTTACAAACTTTTAATGAGTTCAGAACTAAATACCCCGGCACCAAGAAGGGTAATGAAACTGAATTTGCTAACTTTTGTAAAAAGCATAAAGATTGGAAAAAAATAATTCCCAGCCTTAAATCGCAACTTGAATCACAAATTAAAAGCAGAGAGGTAATTTCTAAAAAACATGGTTTTTTGCCGCAATGGAAAATATTAGGAACTTACATTAATGGCAGGCATTGGGAGGATGAAATACCGACTGAAAATATAATTCCAATAAACAAAGAGAAGTCCAACGCTTATTACAACAACCCACAGAACGAAATAGACCTTATTTCGCAACAACTACCGCAATGATTGACGCAACAACTACCGCAATGATGGACGAATTGAAACTTCCGGTTGATATTGAATGTGAACGCATGGTTTTGGGGACGTTGCTATCGTACCCCGAATTTCTGGAGCATACCCACCTTTTAACGTTAGAGCACTTTGACGACACCCAAAACAGGAACATATTTACAGCCCTTGAAAGCATATTAACCGATGGACACACCCCTCATATCGTTTCTGTTGCCGACTATTTCGTGAAAAATAAATACGTTTTTGATAGGGTTTACTTAGCGGGAATTACTAATTATTCCCTCATTTCTCCTTATGATATTCAACAAAAAATATTCCGCCTGAAAGAATTATGGATTAGACGGCGGATGATGGTTAGCTCGGCAAAACTCGTGGCAGATTCACAGGCTGAATTTTGCGATGTGCTGGAAACACTTGAGAAATGGGAGCGAGAATGTAACGACATAAATTCACACATTAACGCATTACAAACCACCACCACGAAAGAAGAATTGGTTGATAAAATTTATGCCGAGAACATAAACCCACAAATAAGACAGCGCGGTATAGATACTGGTTTTGAAAAACTTAATGACACCACGCAGGGCTGGAAGGGGGGTAATTATATTCTTTTGGCTGCAAGACCATCCATGGGTAAGTGCTTTGGTATAGGGACTAAAATTATGATGTTTGACGGTTCATTAAAAAACGTTGAGGACATTAAAATAGGAGATAAATTAATGGGTGATGATAGCACAGAAAGAAATGTTACTTCTACTTGCACAGGAAAAGAAATGATGTATTGGATTCATCAAAATAAAGGAATGGATTATAGAGTTAATGAAAGTCATATACTTTCATTAAAAAGAAGTAGAAACGAATGGAATAAAAAACACGGAGATATATTAAATATCAATGTATTAGACTATCTCCAATCGAGCCAAAAATTTAAATCAAACTATAAAGGATATAAAGTTTGTGTGGAATTTAAAGATATTGAAACTGACTTAGAACCATATTTTATGGGCGTTTGGCTTGGCGATGGCACTTCTGACGAGGCATCTATAACGGCAAAATCTGACAATAACCAAATATATAAATATTTACTTCAATATGCTCCTAAAGTAGGATGTAGAATAAATATAGTACGACAACCGGATAAATGCGATAGGCTTGATTTTTCAAATTTATTAAGGTCAGGTAAACTACCAGAGAATCCATTAAAGAAAAAACTTAAAGAAGCCGGAGTTTATAAAAACAAGCATATTCCTAACAATTATTTAATAAACTCAAAAGAAAAAAGATTACAACTGTTAGCTGGACTTATTGATACTGATGGACATTATAACAAAATGGGTGGCTATGAAATAGTGCAAAAGAATAAAAGATTAGCTTGTGATATAAAGTTATTATGTGATACGTTAGGGTTTAGAGCAACCTTAACTAAAAAGACAGCCACATTAAAATCAAGAAATTATAGCTGTGAAGTTTATCGGATTCGCTTTTATGGAAATATACATGAGATACCTGTAAAACTATCATATAAAAAAGCCCCAAAATCTATATGTAAAAGGGATAGTAAGCAAACAGGAATAGTAGTCAAAAAAGACAAAATAGACGACTATTATGGATTTGAAATTGATGGTAATAAACTTTTTTGTTTAGAGGATTGCACAGTTACGCATAACACAACCTTGGCGATTCAGTTTGCCCTTAACGCCTTGAAAGCGGATAAGGCTGTTTCATTTTTTTCCCTTGAAATGACGGACGAGGAACTATACGATAAAATGCTATTAAACGTATCAAATATTCCTTCCGACACTATTACCATGCATGCAATGGACGAAGACGAAAAGCAACGATACTTTCATGCCGCCGAATACATTAAAAGGTCAAAATTGCATCTTACCGGTAATAAAAAAAATACATGTTCATATATTAAAAAAGAATTAAGGAGGCAAAAGATGATTTATGGTATAGACATAGCTTTTATTGATTATATAGGGAGAATAAAACCCCCGAAAAACAATAAGGACAATAGGAATCAGGATGTGGCAGATATAAGCATGGAATTAAAATCAATAGCACTTGAGTTAAATATACCTATTATTGTGCTTTCTCAGCTTAATAGGGCGGTGGAGACACGCCCAAATAAGCGTCCTGTGCTATCAGATTTAAGGGATTCGGGGGCTTTGGAACAAGATGCGGATTTGGTCATAACCCTTTACCGTAATCATTATTATTACCCCAAAAGCGAAACCAATATGACAGACGAGGAATACGAATCATGTACAGAACTCTACATACTTAAAAATAGAAACGGCAGGCTTTTAAAAGATACCGTTTACATTAATAAAAGCAAAAGCCAATTCACACAATATTATAACTTAACATGAATACAATAAAAAAGTTGCTCATTAAATTTGACGCTTGCGAAGATGCAATAGAATGGGCAGGGGACAAGCCCATAGAAGAAATCGTAAAAACATGCCATCGCGGCGATTGGCTGTTATGGCTTGCAAGGCGTATTTATATTCCATTAAAGGCATTTATTCTCGCTAAAGGGCATTTCGCCAAAACAGTACTTCCTCTTATGGATGACGAGCGAAGTAAAAAATCTGTGGAGGTAGCGATTTTATTTGGAGAAGGAAAGGCAACAAAAGAGGAATTAGATACCGCCCACGCCGCCGCCTACTACGCCTACGCCGACGCCGCCGCCGCCTACGCCGCCTCCGCCTACGCCGACGCCGCCTACTACGCCTACGCCGCCGCCTACGCAGCCTACGCAGCCTCCTCCGCCTCCGCCTCCGATGCCTCCGCCTCCTACGCAGCCCACGCCTCCGCCTACTACGCCGCCGCCACCGCCGACCGAACAAAAAACGAAATGGAGACTGCTGATATTTGCAGGAAATATATTGGGCAGCTTATAGTTAATAAAGTTAATGATTTATGTCAATGAAAATTCATAAACCTTGTGTAAAGATGAGCAATAAAAGAACCATCGCAGAAGCCCTAAGCCAAAGCAACATCACCAACCTGGAGTTATTTAAAACTCAAGGTAAGCGAAATTCGCACGGCGAGGATAATATGACTATTCAGGTTATGAATTACTTGCGAGGGGTATATCCCGAAGTGTTGGCTTTTCACGTTCCAAACGAGCGTAAGATACCCAAATTATCAGGTTTTTACATGAATAAGATGGGCAGGCTTTCGGGTGTGCCTGATATTTTGATTTGCAGGCAAAAGCCAAATATATTTGGGGAGCGTCATAAAATCTATCCAGGATGTTTTATTGAGTTGAAATATGGAAAAAACACCTGCACGCCTAACCAAACGGCGGTACAAGATAAATTTTTACAAGAAGGATGGTTTGGTGCTGTCTGTTATAGTTACGAGGAAGCCGTTAAATGTATTGATAGATTTTTGAGTTTATAATTTGAAAATTTTGATTTATGAACTATAAAGAGATCTATTTAAGGCATTATAATAAAACAAAGGAGGCTTACATCAGTTGTGAAGTTTGCGGGGCAACGGCGAATGATATTCACCACGTACACCGAAGGGGGGCAGGGGGCAATAGGCAGCCTGATACCATATATAATTTAATTGCCTTGTGTCGTCAGTGCCATTTAAAATACGGCGATAAGAGGGAATTTAAGGAGTGGCTATGGAACGTTCACAACAAGACCATTTCAGGCGCACCGGAATTTAAGCACGACGACCACCGAAGCCGACGACCCTTGTTGGATCGGAAAAATAAACCTGATTTGGATGATAGTCCCAAGTAGTATATTATTACCAAAAAATAAAACAAAATGAAAACAAAAAAAGAAGAATTATTTGAAAAAGCGGTTTTCGCTTTTGGCGCAATTCCTGGAAATTTTAAGATGCCTTACAGATTTTGGGCGAAGATTCCCGACAGCTTTTGGGCTAAGATTCCCGACAGCTTTTGGGATAAGATGCCTTACAGCTTTTGGGATAAGATTCCTGACAGCTTTTGGGCTAATATGCCTGACAGCTTTTGGGATAAGATGCCCGACAGCTTTTGGGCTAATATGCCTGACAGCTTTTGGGCTAAGATTCCCGACAGCTTTTGGGATAATATGCCTTACATATTTTGGGATAATATGCCTGACAGCTTTTGGGATAAGATGCCTGACAGCTTTTGGGCTAAGATGCCTTACAGCTTTTGGACTAATATGCCTGACAGATTTTGGGCTAAGATTCCCGACAGCTTTTGGACTAAGATGCCTGACAGCTTTTGGGCTAAGATGCCTGACAGCTTTTGGGCGAATATGCCTTACAGCTTTTGGACAAAGATGCCTGACAGCTTTTTGACTAATATGCCTGACATCTTTTGGGCGAAGATGCCCGCCAGCTTTTGGACTAAGATGCCT